GACCACCAAACACCGAGGAGTGAATGCTAGGATAGTCGAAGCGACGACCCTTGACCGCGGAGCGGGCCATGCAATAAAGCAAAGCTCGGCGCGTCCTACTAGCAGGAGACCACCCCTCCGTCCACATCGCAGCCGCGATCTCAATCGAGCTCGTAAGTCGAATCTCTGCATCGACCATGTCAGATGGTACCGGAACGACAAAGTCGCCGGAGAAACCCACCCCATGATCACTAAATGCACGAGGAAATTCAACTTCAGGGAGATAAAGCAAGTCGAACATCTTAGCTAATCTCAGAGCCAGCAATCCACGAAAGCCAAGAGAGGGCAAGGAGACACCTGCGGAACGGAGTTCCCCCAGATGCCACTTGAACCACTCTCGGCCGGATTTAAACCGCGCCCGAGGCTCGTCGCAGCCTTTCAGAAAGGAAGCAAACGACGCGCCCAAAGAACCCGGGTGTTGCGCAGGACGCAACATGCCAAATCGCGGAGACCACAACGGGCCAAGCCGACCACCCGAAAAACCAAGAAGGGTCGAATTAAGGGAGCCGTACGACTCACTTATAGACGTCTTTGTTTCCTCAACCTCCAAACCTACCGCAGCAACTACCTCGAACCACTTCCCCGGAAAGCTGGCATCGTCGGTCTGGAAGAGAATGTCATCACCGTTTATAACAACGGGAGGACGCTTCTTCAAACCAGACTTCTGAGCAGCCCAGGAGAAGGATAAGTAATTCTGGAGGCACAAGAAAGGGAATGACAGGAGAGAACCCATCATCTGACCCCGTGTGACCTCGAGAGAATCACTCTCGGAAAATAGAATAGGACGGCAAGCTCTAAGAGCCAACTCGCAAACGTTAGCAGGCACGAAGGCCGCGTTCGAAAGCATAGTCGACAGAGCAAGCTCCATCACTTCTATAGGTAGATTATCTGTGGCGGATTTATAATCGCCCGAAACAAGAACACCCTTACCATCACCAAATCCCGCTCTCTCAAGAGCATCCGCCCCAGGGGGCCCCCTCAGCAGCCACTTCTTAGTAGACAAGGAACCATAAATGGTCTTGTGGAGCGGTTTCAAAAAAACCGACTCGGCAGGAAACTTAGAAAGTGGACGAGGCTTACCGGCTGATTGGACCACGATCAACTGACCACGATACGAGGGAAGTAGCTTACCGCTACCGGACCCGTAGTTCAGAACACAATCGAGGAACCATGACTGGTCGCGCAGTACACCCAGTGCACCGCCGCCAGAACGACCCATTTCGCAGCAAGACGAAAGAGGGGGACAAACGGTAAGACAGTTATTTTCGTAGGCACGATCCCATCCCTTCGGGAATAGACGGGACACCTCCTTCTTAACAAACGAAAGATAACCTGAGGGAAGACCCAAGGGCTTCTCACCAAGACGAGCAATCAAGTCGTCAAGTAAACCGGAT